ATTAAAATAAACCTTAAAATCAAAAATCTATGAGCGACTATTGCCGTTATTGCGATTCAGACCAAATTGAAGAACGCATTTCAGAAATCAAAAGAACAAACAGAAAATATCGTGACTGGGACGACAGCGACGTGCAGGAACTATTCGAAGACGAAATCGGTCTTTGTTACGAATGCACTCGCGAGGAAGATGCAGACGATTACAAAGGGGAGGGTTGGGGATGATACCATTTCATAAATCAATTAAATGTTACCGTCTGTTCTACGGATACAAACAGGAATACCTCGCGTACAAATTAGGCATCGAACAATCGAACTACTGCCTTCGCGAAAACGGAACAACCAATTTCAAGGACCACGAAATTGAAATACTAAAAGAACTTTTTAAAATCGAAATCAGAGAGGAGAAAATATGATGCTTATACTACAATTAAAAAAACGAATCGAGATTCTCGAAGCGCAGGTTCAAGAACTATTGAAAGCGCAAACGCAACCCGCTCAACTTCCAGTCACAACGAAAGAAAAGAAGGCTGCGTTCGTCAAACCAACGGTTGTCGAAATCTACGACTACGCGTGTGAGAAGTTAAGCAACGAAGACGCGTTGAAGTTTACCGAGAAATTCCACGCTCACTACGAGGCGAATGGTTGGAAGGTGGGACGCAACGCAATGAAAGATTGGAAGGCAGCCGTTCGCAAGTGGGACTTGTCTACCTTTGTAACTACAAACCAAAACACTAAAATCAAAAATGGAAAATTCGATTCAGACGCTGCGCAACGCATCTACAACGACGCTCACAACTACACAAAGGGTTGATCGTGCAGAACGCGAAAGCGCATTTGTAGCCGACTACGACCTACCAACATTCGTTAAACTTTGCTCAAAGGTATGCGCTATGTACGGTATCGCGTTACCCGAAGCGCAATTACTTCAAATGCTACACGAGTTCATAGGCAAACACTTTCGTTGGGTTACGTTTGAACATTTCAACCTTGCATTTGAATTGAACGCAGCGAATGAACTAACAAAGAAGTGTGAGCATTTTGGAGCGTTGAGCATATCGTTTATAGGCGATGTACTTACTCACTACAAACCACATCGAGACAAGGCGAATCTACAAATACAGCGTGAAATTGCGCAATCAATTGAGCAAAAAGCAGAACTAATAAAAGAAAACGAAATGGCGGTGAACGACGACAGCTGGAGAAGAATGTTGAAAGAAGATGTTGATAGCTTCAAACAAGGCAAAATGACGACGTTAGAACTACGCGGAGTGTCAATGATGCGTTGGTTGGAAGAAAGTAAACGTATCACGCTTGAAACGTTCACAGAAGAAGAATACAACCTTTGCAAAGCGAAGGCACGAAAGACAGTCTTCAACGAACAGCAATTGAGCAAAGGAATGGTTGAGCGAATGAGTGACCGTAAACGTCAGCTACTTAAAGAATCAATTCAGTTTGAAGGATTGCGTGAGTTGTATAAACTTTATTTGTCAAAGCAATGATAATAGGCTGGTTTAGTTGTGGTGTTACTTCTGCTGTTGCTTGTAAGTTAGCAATCGAAGAACACGGAAAAGAAAATGTACGATTATTTTACATTGAAATTGACAGTGCGCACGAAGACAATGAACGTTTCATTTTAGATTGTGAAAAATGGCTGGGTGTTAAAGTAGAACGCAGACGTTCAAATAAATACAAAGACCAATTTGACGTAATAGAAAAAGTAGGTTATGTAAACGGAGTGAATGGCGCACCTTGCACAATGCACTTGAAAAAGAATGTACGCAAAGCAATCGAAAAAGAGTTTGAATACGAAGGACAAATCTTCGGTTTTGAATATGACAAAAAAGAAATCAATAGAGCAATTCGATTCGCACAACAATACCCACAAGCGAAACCATTAACTCCACTAATTGACCGTAAAATGACAAAGCAACAATGTGCTGAATTGTTATTGTTTAATGGAATTAAGTTACCTAAAATGTACGAGTTAGGTTTTCATAATAACAACTGTATTGGTTGCGTGAAGGGTGGCAAAGGTTATTGGAATCATATACGAAAACATTTTCCAGAACACTTCGAAAGAATGTCTAAAGCAGAAAGAAAAGCAGGTCATTCGTGCATTAAAGAAAAATTCCTTGACGAATTGAAACCAAACGAAGGAAAGCACGAACCGCCTATTGTTCCAGATTGTGGAACATTTTGCGAGATAGAATTTGCAGATATAATAGACGCGAATACTGAAAAAGTTTTTGCTGGATATACAACATTTAAACAACTCAATTTATTTTGAAACCTTATAAACCCGAATACCTGCCGCGTCAAATTGAAGCGTTGAACTATCTTGCGACTGATTCACAGGTTGAACAGTTGTTATACGGTGGCGCGGCAGGTGGTGGGAAGACGAAGTTCGGTTGTATGTGGCAGATTCAACGTCGTTTGAAGTACGCAGGTACGCGTTCTTTAATTGGACGAAGCAAATTAGACACGCTGAAAAAGACGACGCTCAACACGTTCTTTGAAACAGCGCGTGAGTTTGGTTTGGTTGCAGACAAGCACTACACCTACAACGGACAAACGAACGTGATTAAGTTCTTCAATGGAAGCGAAATAGTATTGAAAGACCTGTTCGCTTATCCTTCAAACCCAAACTTCGATTCACTTGGATCGTTGGAAATTACCGATTATTTTATAGACGAGGTAGCAGAGGTAACAGAGAAAGCCGTCAACATCGTTCACTCTCGTTGCCGTTATAAGTTGAATGAGTTCGGGTTAATTCCCAAAGGCTTCTTGTCTTGCAATCCTTCGAAGGGTTGGCTTTACAATGAGTTCTATATGAAGAACAATCGCAACGAACTACCTTCACACCGTGCTTTTGTCCAAGCATTACCGCAGGATAACCCCTTCCTTCCTGTTGCTTATATCGAATCGTTGCGTCGCCTTCCAGAGTACGACCGCAAAAGACTTTTGGAAGGCAACTGGGAGTTCGACGACGACAGCGATAAGCTATTTAACACGGAAAATTTACTTCGAATGTTTAGGAACGAAGTAATCAATGAAGGAAAGAAATATATCACAGCCGATATTGCGCGATTTGGTAAGGACAGAACGATTATTATTGTTTGGGAAGGTCTTACCATTATAGATATAATTGAGTTGAATAGAGCCGCGTTGGATGAAGTCGTGAACAAGATTCGTGTTGTAGCCAAAGAACACAACATACTACTTCAAAACATCATCGCGGATGAGGATGGGGTGGGCGGTGGAGTCTGTGACTTTTTGAAGTGCTTAGGATTTCAGAACGGATCTAAACCAAAGCACCCGCAATACCAAAACTTAAAGAGCGAATGTTACTACAAATTGGCTCAATACGTCGAGGAAAATAAGGTTACAATCTTATCGAGTACGCGCAAAGAACAAATCGTTCGTGAACTGGAGATGATTAAACGACACCGCGCTGACGTTGACGGAAAGTTGCAAGTCACACCGAAGGACGTAATCAAGAACCGTGAAGGTATTTCTCCCGACGTTGCCGACGCTATAATGATGAGAATGTACTTCGAACTTAATCCTTCTTACGGACAATATGTTGTCGGTTAGAATTATTTAGCATACATTTACGAAATGAAAAATACACCACTATACGAGTCTTTGAAAATGACTTACGACCGCGAACGCGAAATTGTTAATTCTCTTGCGAACTACTTTCAACAGGGAAAGATTTTAGGCGACATTCTCCTTGAACTTTCACAACGGAAAGACTTAAACGCGAAAGAGAAAATCTATCTTGCGCTTATGATAGGTTCAATGATGTCGAAGCCAGATGCAGAAAAGTAATCTACTCACGCAAGTCATTGCTGAATTAGAAGCGCGTGAAACGAAAGGAGTTGAGACATACGGAACAACACTCGACCGACAAGATTTAACGCGTTCTGAATGGCTGCAACACGCGTACGAAGAAGCATTAGACCTTGCGCTTTATTTGAAGAAACTTAAAATTGAAGAAGATGCCAGAAAGTAAAACTAAAAAAGGAATATGTGTTTATCTACACAAAGACTTGTGGAACGAGATTGACGAGAAACGAGGTGAGAATAGTCGCAA